GTTGGATCAATAGACAAGAACTTTAGGGCCGAAGGTAGACCGGACAAATGGACACCATTATCAGATATGACTTTAGCAATGAGACGGAAACATGGCAGGGGAGCAAAGATATTACAAGATACCGGACATGGTAAAGGCTCTATTGTTTACAAAGTAATATCTAATCAACAGGTTGAAATAGGAACTGATGTAGGGTATATGGCAACACACCAAACAGGAAAAGGCAGAATACCACAACGGAAATTCTTATTATTTCAGGACCAGGACAATGCAAATATTGTAAAGATTTTTGTTGAGTACTTAGGAGAGATTATCAAATGAAATTAGAAACAATCTTTAATAAAGTAAAATCAATTTTAGAAAATGATGCAGTACTGGAAACATATATAAAAAAAGTATATGCCGGCACTCGTGCAGACGTTCCAACAAGCAACTTCCCTTGTATCTTTTTAGAACCGACCAACGCACCTGAAAGAGGTGGAACTCTGCCATACGGAATAGAGATAGGATTTGGTATGACTATATTTGCTTACATTAAGATCATGGATATAGATAAACAGGTAGTCGGCGATACCACTACTAAGGGTATATTAGACGTTAATTATGATATTAAAAAAGCTATGGGTGCATATATAGATTTAGACGGCGAATGTATCACTTATGGTTTACCGGATACACGCTTTACATTTGAGAATTATCCCTTTCGAGGGGTTGAAATAGATATGGATATAATGCTTAAACAAAATCTTGTTACAAGAGCATAAATAATTAAATAGAAAGAAGGTGATTATATATGACTAAAAAGAATATACCATTAACTTATGCAGAAACCTCTGTAACCTTCCCGATTGAAACTTATGATACCGGAAGTACGGTAGACGTTGAATCAGCGGCAGCACAAAAGGTTTTAGCTGTTGCAGCTACCACTAATTTCGCACAAGACGACAGGGTTATTATTGACAGAGGTGAAGATAATGAAGAAGAAGGGGTAATAGATACTATTGATTCAGGCGTATCTATTACACTAGTTGATGTTCTTGCTAATACACACGCATCTGCAGTAGTTGTAGAAGTTATTATGAGAGATACGTCAACTGTTTTACGCAAAAAACGACATAGCGATATGTTGATTATAATGCCTACATCATGGGAAGCTGCCGACATGACTTTTCTTATATCAAGTAGTGCTGATGGAACATTTTCTAAATTAGTATTAGCCGATGATGAGGCAGAGGTAACTATAAAAGCAAGTGCCAGCGAAGCAATAGCCATGAATGGTGAAATTAAAGAAGCATTGGAAGCCTGCCAATTTATTAAATTACGTTCCGGGACTTCTACAACTCCGATAGATCAGAAAACCGATAAGACTATTGTAGTCATGTTGAGTAATTAAGGAGCAAGGTTATGAAATTAAAATATACCATGAACACCGAAATGTGGGTTGTTGGCGCAGGTAATTTAAAACGAGGTGATATTATTGAAGAACGCAACCAAAAGAAAATAGATAAGTTTTTGAGAACTGGTATGTTTAAAAAGATTCATGCGAAAAAAAAGAATATGAAAATAAAAAAGAAAGGAAGTGATTTATAATGGCAGAATCAGCGGGATATGCTGGATATGTAAAAGAAGGTACTACTACTATAGCGGGTATGAAAAGCTGGAGTTGTCCTCAAGTAGCTAATGTTGGGGAAATTACAGATTTTAACAGTGCTGGATTAAAGGAATTTTTATTGACACTAAAAGAATGGAGTGGAACTTTTGAAGGTAGTTTAGATGGAACTCCTATGACACTTGGAGCTACTTATACTTTACATTTAGGATTAAACGGGACTTACGAATATGAGGGTAGTGCAATTATTACAAATATAGCCCCTGGAGTGTCTGTTGATGGCGTGAATGTTATAAGTTATAGCTTTCAGGGAACTGCGGCCTTAACATTCGGTGAAGCATAATATTAAATAACGAAAAGAGGTGATATATAATGGCAGAACAAGCGGGAAAAGTAGGTGCGGTATATGCTCAAAGTGGAGATAAAACCACTAAAACTCTTGTACCTATCGGAACTGGTGATGCGGCTACTCTTACATTTTATCTTGAGGAATGTGTGATTGATTGTGAAGCAATAGCGCCAACGGCTTTAGGTAGTCTTATAGCAGGTGACTGGACAAGCTCTGGAGCTACAGCAGAGACACTTACAGCAGATGAAACAGATGAAAAAGAAGGTTCGGCATGTATTAAAAATGCAGTGGGTACTGTAAGTGGTGCACAAACTTGTTTATTATTATTTACAATGGACGAGGCTCAAGATTGGCACGATAGAGCAAGAATGTTATTCTGGGTAAGAAGTGACAGGGCTCAAGATGCTTATACAAGTGCGAGATTTGAAGTAGTTGATAGTAGCGGTAATTCCAGTTATTGGGATTTGACTTTTGCAGCCGCAACATGGACAAGACAAGAATTGTTACTTGGAACTCCTGATGGTAATAGTGGTACGGCAGCAGATTTAACCGATATTAAAATAATAAGGCTTAGTTTTGTAGCTGCTGATGCTACTGGTTTTTATCAAGAAATTGACTTTATAGGATTAACTCCGCAAGCAGTAGACAAAGATATAACTGTCAAAGTAGACGGTACTGAACAAGCATTAGGAACTTACCTTCATACAGTATCGGGAGCTTTAGTTTTTACCACTGCACCGGGTGATACAGAAGATATAACCGTTACATATGATTATTATGCAATAACCCAATTAGGCGGATTTTTCAACTGGTCAATTACTCAAGCGGCAAATCCTTTAGATAAGACAGATTTTCAAAGTTCCGGCTGGAAAGAATTTCTATTAGGATTGAAAGAATGGTCAGCATCTGCAGAAAGACATTGGCTGACTGATGAATCTTTGGCTGCATATATTGGAGTCACAAAGATCATAAAACTATTTTGTGATGCAGATTCAGACCCTCAATTAAGATGGGAAGGTTGGGCGATTGTAACCGGACTAAATCCATCAGTTGGAGTTGATACTATAATTAATGAATCTCTTACTTTTCAGGGTACTGGTCAATTAAGTTACGAAAGCGAATAATATTAATTTAGGAGTGAAAAATGAAAGATGAAAAGGTAAATGACAAATTAGAGAACATAACCGGAAGTGGTATTCCTGTAACCATAAAAGGCAAGGACTATAAACTTGGTATATTTAACACGAGAGATTTGGCAGACTTCACGCAATATATAAAAGGCAATAGAATAAAACTTGTTCAAAAAACCGTAGAAAACATGGAAGATAAATTGATATTAATAAATAACATATTTGATGGTAATGTAAATGAAACAAAAGAGTTACAAAGTATTGATGGCGTTTGTTTTATGTTATGGAAAAGTCTACAAAAATATCAACCGGAAATGACTTTTGCAGATGTTGACAAAATAGTTGACCTGGATAATATCAGTGAAATATCTAATGTATTAATGAATATTGGTGGTAAAGTAAAAAACTCCCGGACGAGGGCAAAGAAAAAATAACTTGGAAACGTGCATTTGCTCTCATGTCAAGATATTATGGATTTACGATCAACGAAATAGGTGATATGTCACTGTATCAATTTAGCTCTTATTTAGGCGAAATAATAGAAGTTGAAAAAATGTTATCAGGTAGCGGTGGAAAAGGAAAACAAAAAGATACAACAACGACAGAAGATTTAATGAAAATGGCGAATAAAAAAGGTATAAAAACTCCAACGAAATATTAGAGGTAATAAAATGGCTTTTGGAAATACCAAAGATTTAAAATTAAATATAATGGGGGATGCCTCTGGTTTAACAAAAGCGATGGGTGAAGCTAATAGCAATGTAGATAAATTTGCTAATAAAATAGGTGCAATAGGCAAAACTATGACTATTGTAGGCACTGCGGTTACTGCTGCTTTTGGTGCTATTATTATGAAGACTACACAATTAGGTGATACCTATGACAAGATGTCTAAAAGAACTAATATTGCAGTTGAAGAATTATCAGCACTTGGTTATGCAGCTAAAATAAGTGGTGCCGATTTAGATACAGTTGAAAAGTCTTTAAGGTTTTTAGCTCAAGGCATGGGAGATATGCAAAAGGGAGTCGGGGAAGCTAAAGATGCTTTTGAAGAATTAAATATATCTGTAGTCAATACAGAAGGAAAATTAAGACCAACAATGGACGTCTTAAAAGAAGCCGCTACAAAATTGGCAGCCATGACAGATGAAACAAAACAGATATCTCTTGCAACTGATATATTTGGATCACGATATGGAACTCAATTATTACCTATGTTAAAAGAGGGTGGAAAAGGCATTGAAGCTCTCATGGAGAAAGCAAAAGAACTTGGTATTGTAATGTCTACAGAAGCGGCGGCAGATGCAGCAGAATTTAACGACAGAATAACTGACCTTAAAGAATCTGTAGGTGCTATAGGTAGGGATATTGGAAGCATACTTATTCCGCCACTGATTAAATTTTCCGAAAAAGCTATTGAGGTTATTAAGAATATAAGAAAATGGGCGGATGCTAATAAACCACTGATAGCAATATTGGTAAAAGTAGCCGCTACATTAGGAGCTTTGGCAGCAGTAGGCGGTCCAATATTATTAGGGGTTGCAGCTTTTATGAAGATGAAAGGTGTTATTATTGCCGTTAGTGCGGTTATGAAAGCATTTGCGGTAACTTCTGGACCAATAGGAATAATTATCGCAGCAGTTGGAGCTTTATATTTAGCATGGGAAACAAACTTCGGGGGGATAAGA